ATCACCAAGGGGACTCCCATAGCCCTGCCGATGGGGGTCGAGCGGTTGCTGATCCCCCTGCGCGTTCATATGGGGGTGTGAGGTGGAGGAACGCTTGATCCAAGCGCTCGAGGCGCACACCGCTGCGCTGCAGGCCCAGACCCGGTCGTTGGAGTACTTCGCCAACGCTGTAATGTCCCTGGCTGCGGCCCTCGCCGAGAATGAAGGACTGGACGACGCAGTGCCTGGTACGTATCTCGATGGGAGCCCGCGGTAATGGAAGCAGGACGCCTAAGGCACCGCGTGACGTTGCAGAAGACCGTGACAACGCGGGATCCGGACACCGGGGACACGATCCGGACGTGGGTAGACGTCGCCACGGTGTGGGCGTCGGTTGAGCCGCTGAGCGCTCGGGAGTTCATCGCGTCGGCCGCGACGCAATCCAAGGTGACCGCCCGGATAGTAATCCGGCATCGTGCGGTGGATCACAGGATGCGGATTCTGCATCGGGGCAAGATCTACAACATCGAGGGCGTATTGGCTGATCCGAACAGCGGATTGGAGTACGCCACCCTGGCCTGCTCAGAGGGCGTCAACGATGGCTGATATTGAGTTCAAGCTGACTGGCGTAGATCAAGCCATCGAAAGGATGCGTGCGCTTCCGGTCGAGCTGCGCGGCAAGGCCGGTCGATCGGCTCTGGGGTATGCGTCGAAGATTGTGCGCCAGGCAGCTCAGGCCAATGCCTTGCGGGTGGACGATTCGGAGACCGGCCGTCGCATCGCGGACAACGTCATTCAGAGGTTCCGGGGGCGGTATTTCAAGCGTACCGGGGATCTGATGATCTCCGTCGGTGTCGGAACAGAGCGCGGCAGGATCCCGCCTGGTAACCCGGACGAGGGTCCGCGAGGCAACACGCCACATTGGCACTTGATCGAACTGGGGACGGAACAGGCCAGGGCGCAGCCGTTCTTGCGGCCCGCGTTGGAGCAGAACGTCATGGCAGTGGAGGCCGAGTTCGGGCGTCGCCTGAACAAGGCCATCGACCGGATTCTGAAGAAGCAGGCCCGATGATCCCGCCGATTTACCGCGTCGCGAAGCAATCCCCGCAGGTGCTGGCGCTCCTCGGGAGCCCCGAGCCCCGCCTGTACCCGTGGGGGCAGAACGAGGACGAGCCGCGTGTATACCCGTACGCGACATTTCAACTGGTCGGGGGAGCGCCGGAAAACACGCTCGCCTGCCGGCCGGATGTGGACCGGGCCACGATCCAAGTTGATGTGTGGGCCAAAACGGCGTCGTCTGCCAGGAGCGTTGCCGAGGCGCTGAGGGATGCCATTGAGTTGGATTGCTACATCACCGCCTGGCGCGGGGAGAGCAGGGATCCAGAGACCAAGAATTACCGATTTTCGTTCGACTGTGACTGGATCGTAGAACGAAGTTGCCCCTGGCTGAAAGCCGCCTGCAATGCCGCCTTCGGGCGGCTTTTTTTCGTCTATAGGAGTTGCTATGGCCGTACTCACACAAGGAACGCAAATATACGTTCTTGCCCCCACCGAGCAAGATCCGTCGATCTTCGAAGTGCTCAAGATCGACTGCCCGACCTCTTTTGACCCCGGCACGTCTCCTGCCGACCAGATTGAGGTCACCTGCATGGAGGACACAGATGCGCGGGCATTCTTGCGCGGCTTACGTTCTCCGGGTGAGGCGTCACTGACGATCAACGCCGATCCGCGGGTCGAGTCCCATGTTCGGCTGTTCGAACTCGCGCAGCAGGGGGCTATCCCGCTCAAGTGGGCTGTCGGTTGGTCCGATGGAAAGGATATCGACCCCACCGAGGTCCAAGACAGCAACGGTGACTGGGATTTCGATCTGCCGAGCGGTCGCTCCTGGTTCGTTTTCGACGGCTACATCTCGGACTTCCCGTTCTCGTTTGAACTCAACTCGGTGGTGCAGAGCACGATCACCATCCAACGCTCTGGCCCGGCTGCTTGGTACCCGAAGGTGTAACGCATGAAGAAGTCTGACCTGAAGGCGAAAGGGGGCTTTGTTGACCCAAAGCCCGTCAAGAAGCGCGTCAAGTGCCGACTGAATGGGGAAGACCTCGAGTTTGATGTGTGGGTGGTCCGCCAGCCGTTCGGAGTGGTTGAGGCAGCGATGTCCGATGCGCATGACAGGCGGCATGCCGCGCAGATGATCAGCCTGTGTGTGCGGCTCGGGGAAAAGGGAGAGGAAAGCCTTACCTACGAGGAGGCTTTCAATCTCGACGTCTCTGTGGCTTGGGCGTTCGTGCAGGCGATCAACGAGGCCCACTCAAAAAACTGACTGCCGCCGATGAGGTCTGGTGCGAACTTGTACTGGCCGGAGTCGGCGGCAGGACGATCGAAGAGGCAAAGCAGCGGCTGAGCTACGACGAATTCCAGCTTTGGGTGGAGTACCGGAAGCGGCACGGCCCGTTGTGGCACGGCCCGCGGCTGGAGCACGGAGCGGCGCTGGTGGCGCACACCGTGGCGAGTGTCGCCCCGCGGAAAAAGGGGGCCAGGGGACCAAAGTTCTCGGACTTCCTGCCTCAGCGAGCCCAGGCCAGCAGCGGCGAGCCGATCGACCTTGAAACCGCGATGAAAACCTGGCGGTGAACTTCAAGAGCATCCTTTGATATGGCGCGATATCTCGGAACCCTGACGCTTGACCTTGTGGCGAAGGTCGGCGGCTTTACGCAAGGCATGACGGAGGCCGAGCGAGTAGCCGACCGAAAATCGCGAGAGATCGCGAAGAAGCAGAAGCAGCGCGCGGCAGAGGTGGAGAAGGCATGGGGCAGTATCAGCAATGCCATCGCCGGGGCCTTTGCAGGATTTTCGTTGGTGGCGACTATCCAGAAGGTCGTCCAGGAAACGCGCAATTTCCAAAATGAGCAAGCCCAGCTCGCCGCTGTGCTGCGGTCGACCGGGAATGCTGCCGGCTTCACGCAAGACCAACTCAACGACATGGCTGCGGCAATGGAAGGCCGCAGCATCTTCAGCGCCGGGGAAATCAACCAGGCCCAGGCTCGCCTCTTGTCCTACAGCAACATCGTCGGCGAGCAGTTCCCCAAGGCCATGCAGGCGACCATCGACATGGCGACTCGCATGGGTATGGATGTCAAATCTGCTGCTGAGACGGTCGGTCGTGCGCTGGACTCGCCCAAGGAGGGCCTCACGGCCCTGCAGCGCCAGGGGTTCCGATTTACGGAAGACCAGAAGGCGCTCGTCGCGCGGCTGCAGGAGACTGGGAAAACGGCTGAAGCCCAGGCGATTGTTCTTCAGGCTCTCGAATCGTCGTACGGTGGGGCTGCTGCCGCGGCCCGTGACACGTTTGGCGGGGCGATCACCGCGCTCCAGAACCAACTGAACTCGTTACTCACGGGCGACAACGGCAGCTTCGACGCGGCGACGAAGGCGATAAACAATCTGACTCGCAACCTTTCGTCCCCGGACGTGCAGGAAGCCTTCGCCACGCTCACGGGGTGGGTGGCGAACCTGATCTCAGGTTTCGCACGGCTCACGGCGAACACCGTTGCGTTCCTGAACAAATCGAACAAGCTTGCTACGTTCCTCGGGCAGGACGAGTTCGGCAAGCTGACCGGCCAGGCGAAGCTTTATGCGGAGCAGCTGGAGCAGTCTACCAAGCGAATTGAGCAGTTGCAGGATGCTCTGGCCAAGGAGCCAGGGAGCGAACGTCGCGCTCGAGCGCTCGAGAAAGAGCGCGAGCGGTGGGCACAACTTCAGCGGCAGCTTCAAGCGGCGACGGGAGCACTGAAGGATTACGGCGCCCGGAATACGGCGGACCCGACGGCTATTACTCCGACACAAGGAGTGCCGAATGCTGGTGGCGCGGCCGCGGCGGCCGCAGCGCGCAAGAAGGCAGCCGACGACGCCGCAAAGTTGGCCAAACAGCAGCAGGCCCAAGCCGAGCGGTACTTGGCGCAACTCAAAGAGCAGCTGGTAAAGACGCAGGGCCTGACGGCATTTGAGCGCTTGATGTACGACATCAAGGAAGGCAATGTCGTCCTGGCAGGGGAGCAGCTGGATCAGGCCGAAGGATTGGCCACAGCGATCGACATGGCGCGGGAGGGGGAAGCCAAACGCGCCCTCGAAATCGATCGGCAGAACGCGCTTTACGAAGCGCAGAATGCGCTTGCCTCGCGGCGCAACCAGTACGAGCTGGAATTGCTGACCTACGGGATGGGCAACCGGGAGGCTGCGGAGCTGCGCGAGCGCATTGCCCTGATGCAGCAGTACCAGGCGCAGATTACGAAGCTGGAGCAGGATAGGGCACTGGCCCTGGCTGGAGCTGATACGGATGAAGAGCGAGCCCGCGTCCAGGCGATGTACGACGCTCGGTTGCAGATTGCGCGCGACACGTTGCAGCAAGAGCTCGGGCTGCATGACTGGCTGATTGAGCAGCGGCGCCTGAAGGAATCCGATTGGCAAGCGGGGGCGATGGCCGCCGCACGCTCATACCTGGAGGAAACGCAGAACCTCTATAGCCAGACTCAGAAGGTTGTGGAGCGAGCCTTTGGTGGTATGGAAGATGCGATTGTCGACCTCGTGATGACGGGGAAGGCGGACTTCAAGGCACTTGCGCAGTCGATCATTGCCGATTTAATCCGTATCGAGGCTCAAGCCTTGATTGCCAAGGCCGCCATGAGCTTCTTCGGCATCGCGACAGGAGGTACAGGTACGTCGATCCTCGGCATGATCTTCGGCTTCGCCGAGGGCGGCTACACCGGCCCTGGTGGCAAGAACCAACCCGCCGGGATCGTGCATGCCGGCGAATACGTGATCAATGCGGAATCCACTCGCAAGTTGGGGCTGGATTTCCTCGACCGGCTGAACGGCTACGCGGACGGTGGGTACGTGGGGCTGCCACCTGTGGTGACGCAGCCTCGCCGGGACGACTACGTACGGTCAGAGCCGATCGTCAACATCATCGAGGATCCGCGTCGGGCCCGGCAGGTCGAGATGACGACCAACGAACGGGGCGAGGAAGTGTTGAACGTCTTTGTGGCCTCCATCGGATCAGGCGGGAAGGCGGCCAAGGCGCTTGAGGCGACCTATGGCCTACGCCGTAGGGGAAGCTGATGATCACTACTGACATCAACTTCCCCGCTGGCCTTCCCTGTGCGCTGCGGGAAGGCCACTCCACCCAGCACGTTCAGCCCTTTCGGCGCTCAGAAATGGTATCCGGGCGAGCGGTACAGCGCAGGCGGTTCACCAGCGTGCCGAGCGTCCAGCGGTTTGCCTGGATTTTCACGTCGTCCCAAGCCGCAGCGTTTGAGGCCTGGTTCCGGGATGCCCTTCATGATGGCGCCGCCTGGTTCAACATGGAGTCCCGCACGCCCCTAGGTATGGTGAATCTGGTGTGCCGATTCACGGAGATGTACGAGGGGCCGGAAATCGTCGGGCGCAACAGCTGGAAGATCCAGGCGACTTTGGAAGTCTGGGAGCGGCCGTTGATGCCGGACGGCTGGGGCCTGATGCCGGAGTACCTCATCCAGGCCGATATCTTCGATATCGCACTCAACAAAAAGTGGCCGGAAGCATGACGATTCTGGAGCGAGTCTACGCCAGCCGCCCGGTGGACGAGGTGCTGATTTCTACCCTGGAGATCCAGATTTCCGGGCAGGAGCCGCTAAGGTACTGCGCTGACTTTGTGGATCACGAGTTCGGTGTGGACGGCGTGATGCAGACGTTTCAGGGAATCTCCCTGTCGGTGTCTCTGCCAGCCGTGAACACCAGCGGCCAGCAGACGGTGACGTTTGCCGTGCCGGCCTTCGACGGCCAGGCGCAGCGATACGTCGATATGGCGCTGGAGTCGGGTGAGCGGGTGCCGATCATCTACCGGGAGTACCTGCTGAGCGACCCGATGCAGCCTGCCAGGCGCCCGTACGTCATGACGCTGGTCGGCGGTTCATTCGAAGACGGCATGGCGCAGTTCCAGGCCGCGTACTACGACCTGCTCAACGCGGCCTGGCCGCGCGAGCGGTACACCGCAGAGACGGCTCCGGGGATCAAGTACCTGTGATCGAGAAGTATCTGTCTACCCGCTATGTGAAAGGCGGGCGAGGACCTATCGAGCTCGACTGCTACGGGCTGGTCCGGCTGGCGCGGTCAGAGCTCTTCGGCAAGCCGCTCATGCCGCTGTGCACGGAGGCCGTGCCTGGACGGTTCAGGGCGATCACCGGGGCGGTCGAAAGCGTCTCGAGCCTTCTGGCCATGCGGCCGGTAGATCGGACCCTTGGAGCCGTGGCCACGGCCTGGCGCGGGACATTGTGCGTGCATGTGGGCCTGGTGGTGGAGGCCGACGGGCGGGAGTGGATTCTGGAGACGGACGAACCGGGGCCAAGATTGACGCCGCCTCGGCTGTTTGAGAAGCGGTACACGTCGGTTATCTACTATGACGATTGAGGTCTATCCGAGCCTGCTGCCGGGCGAGCCGATTGAGCGACACCGGTACGCCGGCACCGTCGGTGCCTGGTTGGACAGCAAGCGTCTACCTTGGCGGAGTAGGCCGGAACAGCCCATCTCGGTGACCGTGAACGGTGCGCCGCTTCCGGTATCCGACTGGGATACGCGCCCGATAGGGCACGACGACCGGGTAGAGATAAGGCCCCTGCCCAGGGGCGGCATCCTGGAGGGTATCGGGAGCATCATCGGCGGGGTGCTCGATTTCGCATTTGGCTGGCTGCTGCCGAGCACGAGCACCTCCGATATCCGGACGCCGCAGGGGACGCAGCTAGAGTCGGCAGACGCCAAAGCGAACACCGCCAAGTTGGGGGCTGTGGTCCCAGAGCTCTGCGGCCGCTACCGGCGCTTCCCAGAGTATCTGACACCCCCGAGGCGGTACTTCGCTTCTCCTCGGGAGCAGTGGCTAGACTTTCTCGTGTGCATTGGACCTGGTCACTACCAGATTGACGACGCCGACGTCAAAGTGGGGGATACGCCGATCTCCGCTCTCGGCGGCGATGCAGAGTATCAGGTCTACCCGCCCGGTGCGGACCTCTCGTCAGTCTGGGCCCACGAGCATTGGTACAACGTGTCAGAAGTCGGGGCGACCTCCGCTGGAACAGCGGGCCTCGAGCTTAGTGCGGATCCGTCCTCTGATGTTGATCCCACCGCGTCGGCGTACCAGTTCAACGGGAACGTGATTTCGATCAACCCTGGCGACGGGTCGTTCCCGACCAGTTGGGGGCCTGGGACCTCGATCGAGATTTCGCTCCCGATGACTTACACGGTCTCGCTGGAATTCGACCCTATATCCGAGAGCCAGTACAACCGATTCACTGGGAATTTTCGCGAGGTGAATCCGGAGATCAATTTGCCGGTGATGGTTTCCTTCAATGGGTTGCCCGAGACTCAATATCTGTTCGGGAGCTTCAGCCTCGATGCGAACTTCGAAGGCTGGGTCGAGCTGATCGATCCGGCCACCATGCAGCGGGTATATAGCATGCCGGCAGGCAATGTGACCGCAGTCTTTCGGCGCCCGGGGCGAAGCTACAGAGTGGTATCTGCATCCGATTCGTCTGTAACTATTGAAGCAGTGACCGGCGGCAACGTCGAATCTAGCTGGAATGGCTTCCCGAGTGTCTCATCATCTGCTGCCACTATAAAGGCTGATCCCGACACCATCTGGGGGGAGATCGCCGGCCCATTCGTTGCGACGCCGGGTGCGGAGAAATCGACCACGTTCGAGGTAGATATCTTCTTCCCGAACGGGCTCTGCTTTATCAACGACAACGGCGGTCTCGAGAGCCGGTCGGTCACGGTCGAAATCCAGTATCGGGATGCCGATGCAGGCGGGGCCTGGATCTCGGTCCTAAAGAGTTACACCGACGCGACCCTGGATCAGATCGGATTCACGGAGCGCTTTACACTGAGTGCGCAACGCGCGGAGTTTCGCCTACGACGGTTTGGAGCCAGGGATACGGATACCCGGGTCAAAGACGTGGTGCAGTGGTACGGCCTGCGCTCGAGGCTGGCCACGCGGACGGCATATCCCAACTGGACGACCATGTCGGTCCGCCTGCGCGGCGCGAGCAAGCTGGCAGTGCGATCGGAGAACCAGATCAACGTGGTGGCCACCCGGATCCTGCCGACCCTGCAGTCGGACGGTTCCTGGGGCAGCCCACAGCCAACACGGGACATCTCGGCCTTCGTCTACCACATCGCCCAGTCAATCGGCTACACGGATGCCGACATCGACATGGACGAACTGCAGAGGTTGCACGGTATCTGGTCAGCACGCGGAGACTATGCCGACTTCGTTTTCGACGAAACCACCGTTCGCGAGGCCTTGGCCAAGGTGCTCGAGGCGGGCATGGCCGAGCTTGCGATTGAGGGAGGGCAGATCCGGCCGGTTCGGGACGAGCCAAGGACGGTTTTCGAGCAGGCATACTCCTCGCAAAATATGACCAAGCCGCTGGTGCGAACGTTCCGATCGCAGCGTGTCGATGACCCCGACGGCGTAGAGGTTGAGTTCATGAACGCAGACACGTGGACCAAAGACGTGGTGCAGTGCCTGCTGCCCGGGGACACGGCGGTCAAGATTGAGCGAGTGAAGCTCGACACCGTGACCGACCGTACCCGCGCATGGCGCATCGGGATGCGTCGCCGACGGGCGCTTCGCTACCGACGCTGGGATTACCAGTTCGGCACGGAGATGGACGCCCTGAATAGCCGGTATCTGAGCTATGTGCCGCTGATCGACGACACGCCAGGCTATGGGCAGTCGGCCATCATGCTGTCCATTGAACCGCACGATGACGGGGCGCTGCTGCGGGTATCCGAGCCGCTCGAGTGGGAGGAGGGCGAGTCACATGTGGTGGCCTATCGCGATGAGGACGGCAAGCTGGTGGGGCCGTTTGCGGCAAGCCCAGGATCGACCCCGTACGAGGTAATCGCCCCTATTCCGCAGCCGTGGCCCGATGTGACGCTGTCGCAGGAACCTCCCCATGTGTACTTCGGCACGCTACAGCGGTGGACATACCCGGCGCTGATCACGGAGATTCGCCCGCAAGGCACGGACGAGGTCTCCGTCAGCGCAACTAACTACGACGACCGCGTGTACGCGGACGACGACAAATCTCCTAGCTAACTGGCTTTAACCAAACCAAGCCGCCTTCGGGCGGCTTTTATATTGGGCAGTCGTGATGGCATACAACACTGGTAACCCGATAGGCAGCAAAGATCCGCGGGACTTGCAGGACAACGCGGAGAACTTTGACAAAGCGGTGAATGCTGATGGGCAAGATTCGTGGACTGATCGACTTGGGCGACCGCGCAAGACGTGGGATGCCATTGAGAGGGAAGCGGCTGAGCTGACGCAGGTTGCGACCGAGCAAGCCGACCGCGCAGAGCAAGAGGCCGACCGCGCAGAGCAAGAGGCGGATAGGGCGGAGGCGGCAGCGGGCGCCTCAGAGGCCGCTGCGATAGCCTCGGCGTTGGCGCTCGCTGCCTACGACACCATTGATGATGGTCGTGCAGCGGTATTGGATGGTCAGACTTTTTGGGTAAAGCCGAACGAGACGGACGGCCTCACTCGGTACACCAATTTTCTACGCACATCGGCTAGCACGCAGGAATTTGTGGCGGACATCATCGTCGGCGCCGAGTTCGATGCGGTCGTTGAATCAGACTCTTCCGATCTTTTTCTCCTTGGCTTTAGAGACAAAGACGAAAAGCTTTTCGCATATTTCCGCGCAGACGGCGGGCTGAGGATTTCGGGACTTCGTACCAGCGTACAAGAGGCGATCGCAGATCTGAACGGAATCATCGGAAAACTCCAAACCGGAAACCTCACGGAAACGCAAGATGTTGTGGGCCAGCAAGCACTCCTTCTGCGCTCTGACGGCCGACTATACGGGGCTGACTTCCGCGTGGCCGGTCCGGATGGCTTCTCGTTGAAGAGGAAGGCTGTAGAAATTAACGAGCGGTTCGCTGCGCTCGAGCGCAGGGTAACGATCTTGGAGGTCGCGCCAGATCGCGGAGACCGCGTACTACGCGATACGGTCCTTTTCGATCCTCGCACCACGGACATATACAACTACGCCTTCGGCCCGGGCATCACCCGCCTATCAGAGACGGAGTTCCTCGTCACCGCAGAGTGGAGAAGCGGCGATGATTACAGCCTCATAACAACGATAGTCAGGAAGCTCACTATCGACCTCGAGACCTACGAGATCGATGCCGGCCCGATCATAGAGATGGAGCACTGGGAGCCGGATCCCGAGGATCCGGAATCCGGGCTGCACTTCTCGTACCTGAATAGTTCTAGCTTATTGGTAGAGACAGGGCCGCACGCTGGGCGCATCTACCAGTACGCAAACGGGATGCGCAATGACCGCAAGCTTTGGGGGGCCGTAAGTCGATATTCGGATGACGGCGGGGAAACGTGGTCCGAGATCATTGATCTTGCTGACCAGTTCAATATGGACACGCAGGATGTCGGCAAGTGGTGGGCCGTTGCGTTCGGTCCGGGGCATGGCATCCAGATCCGTAACGGTGACTACGCCGGCCGTCTGATTTTGCCGATGTACATGCGCGGCGAGCGGGACGGCGTAGATGCGGAGCCGCAGGGCGCCAAGTTCAGGTCGTTCATCGCGTACTCCGACGATGGCGGCGAGACCTACCAAATTGGTGGGATGGCGTCCATCGCCACGAATGAGTGCCAGGTTGCAGAGCTCCCGGATGGCAGTCTCCTGATGGTGATCCGCAATCCGTCGACGAACGCTAAGCAATTCGCCGTGTCCACGGACGGTGGCGAGACGATGAGCACACCTACAAGCCACCCCGACTTGATCGTGGGCGAGGTGATGACGGGCCTGGTCCAGGCTGCATCGCCCTATAGCAACGCTCGGTCGCGGCTGTTGTTGACTGCTCCATTCGCGCCGGACACCAGCCGCAACAACATGCACATCTGGGCTTCATATGACGGCGGCGCGACCTGGCCCCAGAAACTACAGATCAACGAAGGACTGGCCGCGTATTCAGACGTGTGCGCCATCGACGACTCTACAGCTTTGGTTCTCTATACGTCTGGTTCGCCAGATGTAGCAGGGCAGAACAGGCTAATTCGCGCCGCAATAGTGCGGCTCAACTATATGGGGGCGTGATATGACCACGATTCTCAAGTCTGATGGGATCTACACCGGCCCAGACATCGCAGTAGATGTTCTCTTCGACGCCTATGTTGAGCGGGTGCTCGAAGATGGCGGAGAGATCATCGATCGCGACGCAGTGCACGCTGCTTTTGATTACGCGCACGGTGCAGGGTTGAATGGGCTTACTGTTTTTTCCGCAACATCCGCGGCGTGGGGAATCAAACGAAATGGCGGCGCAATCGAGAAGATGTTCAGCCTCTTTGACCCTGACGGAGACCTCATTGTCAACAGTGGTGCTGTCCAGTTTTCCATCAACAATGGTTTCCCAGGAGCCTATAGCACTTCAGCAGCGAACGGACTGAAATCAGTAGGTACGACGACCGAGACTGATCTCGCGCTAGCTGCGGTCACGCGAGTCACGCCTGGGGGAAGGTTCTTTGGAGCCTTCTGCGTGGCGGATACCGCTCAAACTGTTGTCCGGCTGGGGACTGGCATCCAAAGCAGTGTTCATCGGAACTACGCGCAGCAACGTCCCAACGCAGCGGTTGCACTTTACGCCGGTGAGTACGAGGAATATTCGGCGACGGCGCTGCATGTCCACGACAACTTTCTGGAGATGTACCAGAACGGCGAGGTGATCGGTAGCTCCACAGAGGTAAGCCCGTACTCGGCTACCAGTCGGCTGTATGTCGTTGGGCCTCAGAACGCAACGGGTGGCGCGTTGGGCGGGTGGCTCTTTGAATTTTGGGCGCTGACAGGAGCTAGCCCATCCGACGTCGCGGACCTGTGCGCTGCCATGGCATTGCGCTACGGCCAAGTGTCGTCGTAAGCGCGGGGTTTTGAGCCTTTACGTAAACGGGGAGCTAATCGGCCAAGATACTAGCATTGCTCAACCAACTGGGGACGCGCTGTACCGCTTGATAGTTGGAAATAATGGGGCGAGCTCTGCGTTTCTTGCTGGAGCACTCGCTGAGTGCGTGGTGCTTAGCGACGCTAGCGAGGACACCTTCTTGGAGATCTCGGCTCGCCTCGCTTCTGTGTACTCATAGATCGAAAAGTCCCTTCAGGAAGGGCTACGACTCAGCACGCAGAGCCACCTTAGGGAGAATCTTCGATTCCAACCAGCGTCGCACAGGGCGCTCGTAATATCGGTCGACGAAGACGGCCAGTACTGCACTCACGGCTAGCGTATAAGCGGCCATGGCCCAGGGGTATTTCACGACCTGCGGCACGATGGACTTTGTAATGGAGTAAACAAAGGGATGGATTAGATAAAGCCCGAAACTGGCGGTACCTATTAGCTCTGCTACGACAAGCCAACGCCCTTTGAAGTGCAGGGCAGAAGATCGCCATGCAATGATCACGGAGGCTATCGATAGTAGAAGGCCGGCAGGAGCGATCAGTGTGTCCTTGGATTCATCACCTACCATTGCAAACATTAGGAGGAAGCATCCGGCTATAACACCCCAGTCGGTCGGTTTCGGCCTGATCATGCCGTCAAGCACGAATTTCCCAATTGCCATCCCAGCGATGAAATAGAAGACAAAACTAATCGGTTGAGTGTAAATATCCCAAGCTTGGGTAAGGCTTTCTCCACTCGATAACACCCACGCCACGTAGGCGTGCTGAATGATGAAACTCAAAAGCAAAACCCACAGCCAATGGCGGCCTTTCATGATGGGAAGAAGGAGGGGAAAAAGGAAGTAATAGATGACCTCGATGCCTATCGACCAGCCTCCGACGGCAAGCGACGTTGAGCCTGCACCTGCGAAGCCGAATAGCAGGGAAAAATTGAGAAGTATTTGCCAAGCACCAGGAGTTTCCGCCTTGGTTAGAGCCTGCAGTGCCAGTCCAACGCATACGACGCCTATGTATAGCGGAGCTAGTCGGAAGTATCGGCGCACGTAGAACCTTTTTAATTCGTAGTTGCCGACAAGCTTGTTTGCATACCCGATATATAAGCTGGCGCCGCTGACTGCGAAGAATACGTAAACGCCATATGTTCCAATGGTGTATAGCTTTGGCCCGCCCGACCACGAGAGCACGTGATAGAGGCAAACAAAGGCTGCGCAGATACCGCGGACGAAATCAAGCCCGTAAACACGTTGCGTCATTATTGATTCTTCTTACTTCTCATTTTTCCCCGGCGATTATCAGGGAAGCCCTCTGTATAAGCAAGCCCGCCTTCGGCGGGCTTTTTTGTTCACAGGAGTCCATATGTCCTATGACGTCCAGACATCTGCGGCTGCGGATGCACTCGCCATCAAGACATCTTCCGCCACGGTCTACGGAGCCAGCGCGTCGAGCATCCTGGCGACCATGGCAGGGTGGAACTGGACGGCGATCATCACGTGTTCGGTGGCCGTGATCGGCTTGGTGGCACAGATCTATTTCATGGCGCGGCGGGATCGCCGGGAGAGGCGGGAGCACGAGGAACGCTTGGCTGCATTGAAGGAGCGGTGTGAAGTATGACCCCCGCACAGAGAAAAGCCGCTGCCGCAGCCCTGGCCGTCGCTATCGCTGCCCCCGCAGAGGGGCTGCGCAACTGGGCCTACCATGACCCGGTGGGGATCCCGACTATCTGCTTCGGGTACACACGGGGCGTGAAGATGGGCGAATACAAAGACACAGCCGAGTGCCACAAGCAGCTGACGGAGGAGATGCTCCGGGCCGTGGATCAGGTAGAGCGGTGCGTGCCTGGGCTGCCCACGCCGGTACTGGCAGCTTTCGCGGACGCCGTCTACAACCTCGGTCCCACCATCGTCTGTAGCCCCGCCGACTCCACTGCCGCCCGGATGCTTCGTGCGGGCAACTTTGAGGCCGCCTGCAATCAACTGCCGCGCTGGAACAAGGCGCGGGTGGCCGGGGTGCTTGTTCCGCTTCCCGGGCTCACCAAGCGGCGCGAAGCTGAGCGCGAGCTCTGCCTGCAGGGAGTGTCGTGATGCCCGCCTGGCTCAGATACGGGGCGGTTGCTGCGGGCACCGCTCTGGCCGTCTGGGTCGTTCAGTCCTGGCGCTACGAGGCGCGGATAGCTCGTATGGAGCAGACCTGGGCGCAGGAAAGGGCGGAGCTCGCGGAGGCTGCCAGACACGCGGAAGCCGCTGCTCGAGCCGAGGAGCACCGCCGCCAAGCTGAAATCGAGAGGATCACGCAAGATGCTCAAGCCGAACTGGATGCCGCTCTACGCCGCGAGCGTGCTGCTGCTGATAGCCGGGTGCGCAGCGCCGTCGCCGACTACGCTGCCCGTCATCAATGCCCCGCGGATTCCGGCTCTGCCGGCTCAGGCGAGGCAACCGGAGATCCCATCGGAGTGCTTGCCGAGCTGCTTGGAGAACTTGATGGCCTGGCGGAATCGTACGCGGCAGCGGCTGATCGGGCACGAGTAGCGGGACTGGCTTGCGAGCGGGCGTACGACTCAGTTACGGAATAACTTGCTCGAGGAGGATGCGGCTGATTTCGAGAGGGGATGGTGCGGGAGCGGACAACAGGGCGACTGCTGTCAGGATGACGCCCAAGATGGCCATGCTTGCTGACGCCCGAGCAGTACCGATTCCCACTTTCGTCCACATCGCGCCTGGATCTTTGTAGTCGCGATCGGCTTCAAAGATTTCTGGCCAAGACTTCGCCATAGCGCATTCTTTGATGCGAGCGTTTTTTTCTCGGTACCTCTTTGCATATGCAGTGCCGCCAAGCCAGAAGGTTAGCACTGCGCAGAAAAGCCCGATACAGAAAGAGCCGAGCCCAACACGAATAGCGCAATCGTTAAGCGCGCGGTGCGTCGCTAACAGCGCGGCGCAGCCTGCGAGCCCACCGGCGTTGAATATTGCGAGATGCTTGATTGTCTCGATGGCCCACTCAGTGTGAAGCCTCCATTCCTCTTGCGCTCCTTTCTCCCATCGGAGCTTGGCTCCGGCGGCATACCCATGAAATTCACGAATTCGGTCTAGGAAGTCATCTTCATTCAGCGGGCCGTCATTGATAAGAGCCATGCCGAATTCCGCGATTTGTCTATGGTTCGCGCCCTCTTGGAGTGCCCATCGACGGGCAATTTTCGCGGCATCTTCTTTGGTCTTAATGCGGCGGGTTTCCATCGTCTCTCACCATTTCAGTCCAATTGACTCTTCGCTGTTCCGTACCCTGCTTCCTTTGCGTCCGGGGCAGCAATCAGCTTGTCGGCAGGGTAATGCCTGAGAAACTCTCGCGCCTCTTCCGATTTCGCTTCAAGCCACGCCTCATACGCCCCCTCGGGCAGCACGACTACCATCCTTTTCTCATCCCCCGGCCGGTGATAGTCACGTAGGAGGGGGTGCTGATCGGCATTGATCGTCAGCATCGTGTAGCTCTCCTGCACCTGGCCCGCAGCATCCCTCCAGCGGTCCCACAGGCCGGCGATCATCATCAGCTCGCCGTCTGATCGGGTGAACTGGGTCGCCACCGCCTTGCCCGACCTCCAATCCGGCTCAAAGAAGCACTCGGCCGGGATCAGACAGCGCTGCCCCTTCCTCCAGGCATTGCCGAAAGTGAAGGAGCGGGCAGCCGATTCCGACCTTGCATTGAAGGTGGAAAGCTTCAGCGCCTTCGGTAGGCCGTCCGGCTTTGTCATCCCCGACACCAGACCCCACCGCCCGACGACCGCCTCAAGGGGCGGGACGGCATCGTCACCCGACTCCAGTTCGGGCGGCTTCCGGACGAAAAGCCCGGGATATTTCGGCCACATGTCCCACTTCCACTCCTCATCAGGGAGCTTGATGTGCGGAAAGCGCCTGCGGAGATAGTCGGCCTTCTTCAGCGACTGGTAGTGCGAGCACATAGAACCCACCTCCTAGCGGCCATTCTATGCTTCGGCTAAGTAGGCGTGGCGAATTCCGCTCGGTAGGCGACCCAAAAGTAGTGGCTGTGCTTATGGTGGCGGGCCTGGTGCCGCTCAGCAAAGATCTTCACCGGTCCGAGGTGCCCGGCCTCGATGACAACCTCCATCTTCTCTTCTGGGGCGGAAGCTGGCGGCGGCAATACTTCGAGCGCTTGCGCGATGTAGTCGCCCGGTACCTGCCGCAGGATGCCGTTGTCGCTCATACCCTCGCCTCGTGGAGTGGACGCACTTCAAAAGCTGCGTCGAGTCGCTCGGGGAGCTCGGCAAGGGCGGCTGCCCTGGCTCTATCCGAAGCCAAAACCCACCGGCGGGCAATGTGCCAGTCCGAGATGGGGAAGTCGGGCCCGGCCTCGCGCTCCGCCCGTTGCCAGGCCTTCCAGGCGAGCAGGACTCCTCCGGTGCCGCCCAGGGCAGCCTCAAGTGTCTGTCGGTAGCGTTTCTCGGCGGACTCCCGCGCGTTGTCGGGGAGCCCGGGGTAGTCGTGAAGGATCACCCTGTAGCTCAT